TCGTGGTGTGGCTTTTCGCAACATTCTTGCAAATTTATTAGGATCTTTGTTGCGAATAGCATTTAAAAATTTACGAGATAAGTTTTCTGCTTCTTCTTCAGAATAAGATTGCTCTAATTGGTCTATCAAACGAACAGCACTCGCAATCACATTTCTAGCACGACTTTCAATAATATAATTTTGGTCGCGGACAGAATGTTTTTCTTCATAGATAGACTCTAACTCGTCTAAAATGCTGCGAGTGTGTTTTTGCATACTTAAGAATCCTTTTAGATATTTATTTTAACAAGGTAGATTATAAAAGGCAACTAAATTAAAGATTATTGATTTTTAATTTGATTGAGCATTTGTTTTAATTTTGTGCTTTGAACGTCAGCGTCAATTTTTCCGGATTCAGATGATTCAGAATCTAATACCCCTGTTGAATTCCCGGGTTTAAGTGAGTTTAGAATACTAGGTTGTGACGAGGAAGATTCTGTTTCACTCAAATCACTAATTCTTAAACACTCCATATCAAACTCTAAATCTACTTTTTGACCCACACCCGAACTTGATCGAGTTTTCATTAATTGAATCTGATATCGTCCACGCTCACGCATGGATCGACTAGTAAAAATGCCAAAAACATTATCTGCTGTGTTAATTTTAGAAATACCACCAGAAATATGAGAGTGGTCGAATTCTATTTCTTCTACTGCAGCACGATTCAACTGTGATGCAGTTACGAAAAGTACTCCCAACTCTTTTGCAAGATTTCGCAATTCTTCTGAAACATATTTGTCTTTAACAAAGAGATCATTTGGCGAGACTTTTGCACTTACTGGCATTAGTAGATCAAGATAATCTACACATATAAAGTCAATCTGGCGACCTGTTTTAATTGTTAACTCTTTTACATACGCACGAATGTCATTCACTGTGCTTTGTGCATTCATATACTTAATCTGAAGATTGCCTGACTTTTTAGCCATCATCTTGACTTTCATTTCAACCGTATCAAGGTCTTTAAATATTTGCTTTGACTCGGTGTTAGTCAACATGCCGTCAAGCCGCATAGCAGTTAGACCTTCGGAAAGTTCTAGAGTTATATAAACACCATTTAACCCAGCCTCTATCCAATTAACAGATAGATTTTGCATGAATAAACTTTTACCTGATCCAGAACCGCCAGCAAAAATCTGCAATTCGCCACGATTAAATCCACCATAAAGAACTTTATCTAGTGCTGACCACCCGGTTGAGTTTTGACCATTATTTTCTTTAAGAGCAGTGAGTCTTGCACGAGGATCATCAAAATAATCTAAACCCATGTCTTTGGTTAAACTTATTTGTACAGCATCTTTTATAAGTTTTTCAACAGGATCATAATCGCCTTTTTCTAAGAGATCTGCAGATTTTAATATTGCTCTTTCTAATTCTTGACGGCGTGTAAACGCTTCAAATTCTTCTAATAACCAATCAAAATGTCCATCATTGAGTCCGTCAATTGGCTGTAATTTTATGCCAGTAGTAGCACTAATTTGCTCACGTTCAGGCATTGTGTGATATTTGTCACAATGCTCTTGTATAAATTTGGCGGCAGGTCGTAAATGTTGTTCAAAATTTTCTGGGTTAAATATATTTTGAATACGCACATACAACTCTGCATCATAAAGAAGCATTTCTAAAAATAGTTGTTGAACTTCAGGTCCATATTCTTTAAGTGGCAATAGCAGCCTCCACTTTCCGCTTCAGTCTTTTCTTATTCATCTCTATTTTAATTCGATTATGTTCTGCATTTTGTATGATAGTTATTAGAGTTGGCAGCCGTCCAATTTTTCTAACAGCATCGTTAACGTCTTTACAATCATCAGACCATTCAGTAGGAATACTTACAGACCACCCTAATTCAATTGCTCTGTCGATCATACTCAAACCTGATTTGTCATGATCGGGAACAACAATAATTTCTCGTCTTAATCGATTTATTAGTTCTGCTTGTTGTGATGATATCGTACTATGCATAACTGACAATCCATCAATTGAAAGTGCATCAAAGATACCTTCCGTGACAATTGCATATTGCCAACCGTCTTGCTGCAAATCTATACCAAAAACATAACCGGGCTGACTTTCTGAAAGGTATTTTGGTTTTCTATCATCAAGAAATCTGATTGTATATCCGACAGTCTTTTCATCATGAGTGAATGGAACTAAAATTCCTTCTCTTCCATATTCATCAGAGTTAATCGCCAGAAGTGGATAAGAATCATCAATACATCGCTTATCCAAATATTCTTTGTGTGTAGAATGTCTATTGTTTATAAGTTCAATATCTTCAGGCAAGTCACGTGATTCAAATTCTATTTGTTTTTTCTTTGGCTGATTATAATTTATTGATGCCACAATATCATTCATTGAACGATATTTCAAACTTTCTAAATTAATTCTATCTATTTCTTTGGCATCAACGCCCAACCACTGAAGAAAACTTCTTGCTTTAAAATTTAAATTTCTTCCATATTTAAAATGGCATTTAAACCCACAGTTAAAGCAGTTATAAACCCAACCATCATCGCTAATAATCAACCCACCCCGGCCTTTATTATCCACGGTTTCACCATTATAGATACAGCAAGGTCCGGAAAAACTTATCCATCCAGATGGCGTAGTTTTAACATTGGAGGGAAGGTATTGTCTGACATCTATCATATAGACAGATTATATCACTTTTCAATAGTTGAAATCAACCGATTTTTAATCATTTCATGTCCAATTTCGTTTGGATGTCCAACCGCTTTTATCAGTTCTCTGCGTTGATTCAGTGGGTGATCTCGGAACCATGTTACTGTATCTTCACCATTCCATATAACAGTATCGAGATTTAATTCAACTTCTCTTGGCATAATATGAAACTGATGAAGGTTAAGATCATGAGTCTTTGCAATACCGTCAAAAAATAATACAGTCTGCATATAATTGAGACGTCGTAGTTTTGGACTATCAGTTAGCACAGTATACATTTTTGCCATTTCACGCATTTCTTCAGATATTCCCATAAATCCATATTCTATCCAAGAACTATGAACAAATCTGTTCCAAGGTGGGTCGTCACTGCATACAACGTGTTCTGGATTATAGAAACTGGACCGATCAGAATCAGTGTGTCCTACTAGTACAAGACATTCTGATAAATCAAATTCTTTTTCATTCTCATACCACCAAAGAAATGTCCAGATGCTGCTTTGTAAACTTCCTCCGGGTATTCCAAAGTTTTCTACAGGAACTCCATAATGCTCTCCAAGAAGTCCTAAAAAACAGTTATTTTCACGGTAGGTTGTGTTTTCTGTGTCAGTGGAGTGTGCGTTTTTGTTTCTTTTTAGATACTCTGGATCAAGGAGTTCATCACCATACATCCATGAATCACCGAATCCTACTATTTTTTTAATCATCTATCTATATAGAATATTTTCTATTGACCCATCAGAAACTTTTCCATAAATTCTTAACCATGGATAATATCCGGTAATGTTTATAGCAAAGGTTTCGCTACTATTTTCAAACTCTAATTCTGCAACTTTCGCATTATTATTGTCATCTGCAAGCGAAAAATCTACTTCAAACCAAGGATATTCAATTTTTCCAAACCAAATATCATCATTATTTGAAGCACCTTGAACTTCTAGTGTACCCGTAAAATTTTTGAAAGTAATTTGAAAAGTGGATTGATCAATTTCTTTTCCTCGAACCCAGCTACTAAATTGCACTTGAGGATCTGCTGGTGGAGAATTTAAACCATATCTTGAAGCACGGTCACTACCGATAAATTCAGACTGTGAAGGCATTGTTACTTCTGAGGTCTGCACATAATCAGGAAAAACTGAGTCACGTATCTCCAGTTCTCCACGAGAATTACCTTGTTCGTCCATATAAGTTGGCTCAGTTAAAACTCCTGATTGGCGTGTCACCGACCAATTTGCATCCTGTGCTTCAATATTATCTAAATCTGTTGATGTTATTGTTATTCGTGCACGACCTGACTTGGCATTAAGAATAGTTACAGGTTTTTCAATTAATAATTGTTTGCCATCTCGGCTTATAGCCCTGAATACTAAATTACTTCCAGTTAAATCAAATGGACGTTGCTGTTGATTTTGGAATTCAAATAATAAATTATTATCTACACCACGACTTACACGAAATGGTTTTGCGT